GTCTCCGGGGTTCGATATTGAAGATGAGGGCGCGCTGCTTTCACGCATACGCACCTTCTATGATGACGGTGTAGGCGCTTGGGAAGAAAACCGCCGCATGCATTCTGAAGATTTGAACTTTATTTATAATGCCGAGGCCATGGGGCAGTGGGACCCGGTCGTACTTCAGAACCGTCGAGGGAAGCCTAGCTACACCTTTAACCGCTGCTTACAGCCCGTTAATATGGTTGTAGCCGATATGCGCCAGACTCGCCCTGCAGGGAAGGTTCGGCCCGCTTCAGACGGTGCGTCCGAAGCGGTAGCCGACGTATTTGCTGGGTTGTGCAGGTCTATCGAGCTATGTAGCCGCGCGGATCAAATTTATAAAGAGCAGTTTAAGTTCGCCGTTGGCGGTGGTTTCGGTGCGTGGCGCATCATGCCGACTTATATGCAAGATGACGGCGAGGGATCTTTCGATCAAGTTCTTCGCGTAATTAATATATCTAACCCGCAGACAGTTGTATGGGACCCGCAGTGCGCTGACGCGTGCGCTGCGGACGCCAACCGCTGCATTGTGACTGAACGCATTTCAGATGACATATATGATCATCTGTACCGTGACGGTGACCGCGCTAGTTTCAACATGTCACGAGACAGCTATGGGTGGTTTACGGACAAAGAGGTACGCATAGCAGAATACTTTGAGCGCGTACCTCGCGAGAAGTGGATCGCTAAGATGACGGACGGCACAGTACGCGAATATGATAGCGAACTTAAGGCTGTCGAAGCGCATTTGGAAGCGCATGACCTTACAAACGATGCGAGTGAAGTCACCCGTATTGCGGTAAATAAAAAGACCGGCGAGAAGATGATCCGCAAGACCACGAAGTGGCAGGTCATGTGGGTAAAGATAGACGGGTCTAACGTGCTTGAAGGTCCGTATTACTATGATTGGAAACGTATTCCAGTTATCCGCTGCCCAGGGCGCTATATCAATATCGAGGGGCGTAAAAAGTTCCAATCACTGATACGTCATTCTAAGGATGCGCAGCGGAGTTACAACTCCCGTGCGTCGGACATGATCGAACGAAGCGCGCTACTTCCGAAAGCGCCGTACCTTGTAACCGAGACGATGATTAAAGGGTATGAGGATGACTGGAACCAGGCGAATGTCGCTTCGCGTCCGTACTTACCCTATAACGTCGATACTAAGGCGGAGGGCGGCATGCCGTTCCGTACACCGCCGCTTGACCTTCCGCAAGGCGCTATGGCGCTTGCGCAGATGTCTATCCAGGATATTCAGGCTACGATAGGCTATTTCGACCCCGCGCTTGGTAACTCGGAGGACATGAACCGAGTATCAGGTAAAGCGCTCGTGCAACATACAAAGCGCTCTGATTTAGGCAGCTTTGAGTTTATAGACGGGTTTAGTTCAGCGCTGCAGCTCACTTGGGAAATGCTGGTCGATATGATTCCGACAGTATACGACTCTGAGCGGGTTGAGCGCATTATCGGTCATGATGGCGTCGAGAAGCTAGTCGAGATTAATAAAGAGGACCCTCACGCCGACGATATCATGAATGACCTGTCTAAAGGCACTTATGACGTTGAGGTGACGATAGGGCCTAGCTTCCAGTCTGCCAGACAAGAGGCGCTAGATACGCTGATCTCATTCGCAGAGGCGATGCCGAGCGCAGCACCCGTTATCCAAGATCTAATCGCTAAGAATATAGATTCACCAGACGCGCAAGAGATGGCTAACCGTCTACGGATACCGCTTATTCAGCAGGGACTTATTCAACCGTCCGAAAAAGAGAAACAGCAGGGGATCGGCGGACAAAAAAGCCAGCAGCAACAGCAGCAGGAGCAAATGCAGCAGTTGCAAACGCAGCTCCTACAGAGTAAGGCGCAAAAGATGGAGGCGGACGCCGCTATTGCGCAGTCGCGAGCCCAAGCCAGCCCGACCGAGCGTCAAAAGATTCAGTTCGAGACTGCGGGCAAACACCTAGCCAATATTAAGCTGGCACACGAAATCGGCGCCGATCAACAAGAGCGCCAAGCCGATGCACAGCAGCAACAGCACGATATGCAGTCTGCTCAAATGGATCTAGCCGCGAAACACGTGGGAAATCTGCAAAGTATGGCCCACGCCGCTCAACAGCACCAGCAGGGTCAGGTAGTCCAACAGTCTCAGGCAATGGCCGATCATGCTAGAGCCCAGCAGCTTCATGAAGCCGCGATACAGCGTGCGGCCGCGGAGCATGAAGCCGAAATACAGCGGATGAAGCAAAAGCACGAATTGGCGCTAAGGCATCAGCAAGAGCTAAACGAGCAAAAAGTCAGCGCTGCAAAGGCGCTGGCTGCAGCGAAACCGAAGAAGCCGAAAAAGGCTGCTTAGTTAATTTTAATCTGAGTGAGAACCGTCTCGCGGCGACGTATGCCGTGTACTAGGAGATTGATATGGCCTTCAGCAGAGATGATTTGGTTAAATATGAGCAGCAGCCGCAGAAACAGGTTGACGACAAGGCAAACCCTTTTCGCGGAGCCACCCCCGCCGTCGCTGCCGGGAAGAATGTGGATACCACTCCGGGGGGTAGCGCTGTAAGCGCAGCTCCGGAACCCGCCGTTAACGATACCGCCCCCATCGTTGACGAGGATGGAGCACTCGGCGACCCGACCGATTCGGGTGAGGGGACTTCGGATGTACCTGCGGCAGCATCCACCGCAACCGTCGATCTCGGCGATGAAACAGGTTCTAATACGGATTTAACTGGAGGTGATAGCGGCGAAGAGGCGCCTGCTACCCGTCCGGCACCGAAGAAAGGATCTGCCGAGGAACGTATCGTAGAGCTTAACGACTTGCTTGAAGGTACAAAGATATTTGGTAAGCATATGCAGGGCCAGCTCAAAGACGCACTATCCGAGCTGGAGCGCTTGAAAGGCGGCGGAAAACCCGCCGCTGCACAGGCCGCCGCTGCATCCGCTCCTCATGTTGTCGAGGATACGCCTATGCCGGATCTAGCAGACCCGGATATAGCCTTCGATAACGACAAATATCGTGCCAAGATGCAAAAGTGGTCTAAAGATCAAGCTAAAATCGCCGCCCGTGAAATAGTTCGCGAGATGACCGGCGCAGACGAAGCTGCAAAGCGACGCGAGATAGTAGAAAAGAAAATAGAAGATTTTGCTAAAACTCATGCAGACTATCAAGCCGTTGTTACAGATAACCCGGTCCTCGCCGCGCATCAATTGGCGCCGGACGCGGGAGCTGAGGTAGCGCAGTCTGAACATGTTGCACGTATATTATATGAATTTGGTAAGGACACGGCTCTAGCCATTCGCACGGCTAAGCAGCATCCGGCCCAACAGCTTATAACTATCGGCAAAATAATCGCGAAGATTGAAGCAGAGACCACAACAGGATCTAAGCAAGGCGGCTCTCAGCCCAATACGCAACAAGGGCAAAAGAAGTCCATCACTCAGGCACCTCCTCCTCCGCGAGCCATACCGGCTAGTGGACGTGCTGTTACGCGAGACCAAACCGACCCTAACATGTCGATTGAGGAATTCGCACGGCAACACAGAGGAAGTAAACAGTCAGCCCGCGAACAAGCTAGGAAGATGCGCGGACTTGGCTAAAATAAAAATCGGAAAGGAATAATGGCTAACTCACTAATTACAGCTCAATGGGTCGCTCGTAAGGCGCTTGTCTTACTGCACGCCAAGAGCAATTTCACGGGTCGCACGAACCGTGACTACCAAAGCTTGCTACCCGGCCCCATCAATGGGGTCATCTTGGGTCAACAGCTTTCGATCCGTTTACCGTTCCAGTACATGCTACGTACTGGCCCGCAGATGAACGCGCAAAACTCAGTACAGCGCTTCGCCACCTTGTTGGTCAACCAGCAATTAGGCGTAGACGTCAACTTCACTTCGGTGGAGCGCGCTATGTTGCTGAATAACTTCGAAGAGCAAATACTCGAACCTGCTATGGCGCGCTTGGCGGCCGGCATCGAGAACTTCACCACAGGCCAAGTTAACAACGTTCCTAAGTTCACTGGCGCCTTCAATACCACCGCTACCTATGACCAACTGCTACAGAATGAGCAGTATCTGACTGAAGCGTTGGCTCCTGAAGACGATCGGCGTACTTTCACGGCGACCCCGCAAACTTCGCGGTACTTCGTGCGTGACAACAAGGGCTTGTTCAACCCCGAGTCTACGGTCTCCGACCAGTGGCTTGAGGGTGTGATTGCAGATAAGGCGGCGGGCTACGTTTGCTTCCGTAACACGAAACTTCCGACGCACGTCTGCGGTACATTCGGTGCCACCGCTGCGCCTGTGGTTAACGGTGCCGGTCAATCTAACCCTGGCGCTGGTAACGCGTTCGTTTCTACTTTCACGCTGAACACAAACGGCTGGACCTCAGGTGCTACCACCTTGAACGCCGGCGACGTGATCAGCATTGCTGGTG